ACAATCTTCCTATACCTGATGCACCTGCATCTTTAGCTTGTCTGTATCCTTTGTATCCTCCATAGGCAGCTAAAGCGTAAGGTAAAAATTGAAACATATATAGTTTTCCTAATTATAATTAAATACTAATATTACCATTTTACTTATCCAGTATCAACTCATCAGCAAATCTACCTGTGTAGCTGTGTTCACCCACATGAGTGATGTAATCGTTGATGTAGGCATGACATTTGCCTCCTATATTCTTCCACAGCTTACAGAATGCAAAGTCCTCACCTAAATAAGTTTTATCTTCAGGGTTATGTAATGTATCAAAAAAGTTCCACATTTCTGGAGTTCTTTGCAGTTTGCCATTGATCAAAGTATCTTGGTTTATAATCTTTTCAGGATAAGCCTCTTTCATCTTTTCAAAAACTGACCTCTTTATCATCATGAAACCTGTAGAGCTATGTGTAACCTCAATACAATTATTATTAATTGTAATTTTGTCCGACTTTGGCACCCGCATTGGATATCTATTGAATGCTTTTTGTGAAAGATCCTCTATCTCCTTTATTTTATCTTCTTTAACATATTGTAATGCTTTCTCCCAACACATGTCTTTTAATGGGTAAGGCACAGATATTACATCCCTATCAGAGTCCAGCAGATGTTGAGCTAATTCTGGTTTGAAGGATATGTCTGAATCAATAAATAAAAGATGAGTACATTTAGATTGTAGAAAAGCTGACACAACTAAATTTCTACCTTGAGTAACTAAAGATGATTTGAACAGTTGAAACATTATATTTATTTTATTTTGCATACAATATTTCTGTAGTTCTAATATTGATTGTGTGTAATGAATAGATACCTCTGAGTGACAAGGTGTTCCTATAAATAAACTTTTCTCAGGTAAATTATTTTCTTTGTCTTTTCTATCAAACCATATGGGTTCATGATTTTGCATTTAATGCTCCTTCTAAAAAACTTTGCCACTCTATCTTCCTTTTATCCCAAGAGTAAAATCTTTTGTAAAATTTTTGTTGGTCATCAAGATGTTGTTGGCACATGTCTAAATGAAGATAATCAACCACAGAGTTTATTGCATAAGCAAAACATTCTGACATATTCTTGTAATTAGTATCGTATTGTACATATACTGGCCACTCAGAACATGTCTCAAATAAGGCACCATTGTTTGTTGTAATCATATGACAACCAGCTGCAAGTGCCTCAATTGCAGCAATACAAGAAGTCTCTTCCCATGTATTTGAGTATGGAAATATTTGATAATCAGTAATGTGATCACAGATATATTTGTTCTCATGCCAACCCTTATAGTTTACATTTTTAAGTTCTGCAGCTTGAGCATAAAGTTGTTTATACAATTTATCATTTTGATCTTTAAAGTCATCACCGTATATTTTTGTTGAGGAATATACATCAAGGGTGATATTATCATGTTTGATTAATTGCATAGCACCTAGAATTACATTCAATCCACGCCAAGGAGTAGGATGAAATATTAATTTTATTGGGTCGCCTTTTTTGTATGGCTTTCTTTTTGGAAAATTTTCAATTGCGTTTTTTATTACTGTACATCTTTCAGTTGGCACTTTAAAAAAATATCTAAATTTTTCATAACACCAATGTGAGTTAAATACATACCAATCATATTTTTTGTGATTATCAGTGTTTTTAAACCAAGGTGCAAGATTAGGTTGGTCGAATGAATTTTGTTGCCATAATATATTTATCTTATCTTTGGATAAAGGAATTTTTTCTGGTACTGATGTTGTTATTTGAAACTTATCTAATAACTTACTATCTACGTGTTTCTCCAACAGTTTGTATTGAAGTTCTGTTCCGCCTTGGGGTTGCATTAGTCATTACTACCAAAGACATCTAGGGATGCAACAGTTATCTCAACATCCTGCTGCAGGTCTTCGTGTTGTGTATCTGTGTTTGGGTCATTTACATCTGCATGAAACTCGTCTTTTGATGCATAAACTTTGCCTGTTCTTTTATGTTTAATTACTTCTTTTGCCGTTGCAGGTAAGACTGGGACTGCCTTGCCATCAATTATTTTATATTTTTGATCTGACATATTTCTCTTTCCAGTAGAGTTTTCTTTCTAATCTTCTAATCCTATAATCTTGGTTTTCAATTCCAAGTAATTTTCTTAAGAATCTAATCATCTTTTTTTCATATGCCTTTTTTCTGACTTATTCAATCTTTTTTTGTGTCGGCCTGGTCTCTTTTTTCTGGTGCTACCCTTATAAGTATTAACACCAAACTTAGGTGGTTTAGCCATTCTCTTGTGACCTATCTATTAATGCGTAGGATATTACACCTTGTATAACTGATCCACCCTGTGATGATTGTATATTTATTTTATCACCTGCTTCTAAGTTCAATACATTACTTACCATGTTTGTACTTGAATCAGATGTAAGTGTATCTATAAAAAAAGTATGTGTAAACGCAGTGGAAAAATCAACCATTGATCCTCTTATTAGTGCATCTACTGCAGCATCATTAGAAATTTTTACACTTTTAACAATAGCCACACCACTTGAAGGACAGACAAAAACTTCCTCTGCAAATGTTGAGTCAATGGTAAATCCTTGGTTTTTATATTGTATAGTCATTATTGCATAAAGAATTGAAAAGCATTCTGTTCATTTTTTAAATCTTCCTGATATGATGTATTTAATTGTGTTTTAACTGTGTCCAAAGATTGTATAATTTGTCTTTGGTTTTCTGGTTGATATTCTTCTTTTGGTTCTGGTATGTATACTGTTACTTTTGCCATTATCTCATTCCGTCTGGTTGAACATCAGCTCTAAAAGTTCCAAATCTCCAATTGTCATCTACAGCTGTATTTTCTATTTTAATGTTTGCTAATCTACCTCTTACTCTTGTATCTATTTTACTTGTTGTTGAGGTTACTGCAAAACTTGTTGTTGTTGATTGTGTTGATATTGGAAAGTTTTTCGTGCCCAATGTTATAGTGACTGTGCCTTCTAAATTTTTAAAATCAGGTAAAAACCTTCTGACTTTCAATAAAAATTCTCCATCTCCTCCTTGACTAATATCAAAATCACCTGATTGAACAAATGCAGGTATTGGACTAGATACACCATTCAGAGATATTTGATTAGTTCCTTCTTCATGTGCAAAAAGTGTTGATGCACCAAAAGTATTTGTAACACCATTTATTGTAGGAAATGTAGGTGTTCCTGTTGAATTAAATTCTGTAGCTTGTGGGTTGTCATAGGTAACAGAGTCAGAGTAAGCTGTTCTCGCTAATGACATGGTTGCCCAAGTGTTTTCCACATAATTATATACCGCTGATCTATCGTTCTGTGAAGAACCATTAGGTAGAGGTGTTCCTTTAGGATAGAACCATATAATCTCATTGTATAATGAATTGTGTGATGCATAAATAATTTGGTTCGAGTTATAATTTACGCCAAGGTTATCTCCGTCTGTGGTAAAAACAAAGTCTTCAACTAAACTTGGTAGTAGTTTAACAGTACCATCGTAAACAAAGAATCCTCCTGAGAGACCCATCCAATATACTTTACCATCTGCATAAGCTGCAGCGTGTTGACCAATACATCCGCAGTTAGTACCTACCTGCCTTATACTGAAAGTAAAAGGTGGACCAACAAACTGCATTGTGTAAGCTGCTTGATCAGTTAAAATTAAAATATAATCTTTACCAGATATGGCAGTTACAATTGTGTTTCCGGTGTCCAGTCTAAATGTTCCAGCAGTATTTGTTGAAGTTGGTGCGTATGTGCTGAAATCTTCTTGATCACTAAATCTAATGAACATTGGATCTTGTGTATTTGCATCACCAACTGTAGTCTCAGTGCCAAAATGAACAAAATGTCTATCTCGATCAGAGACGGCTGTAAGAATAGATCTTGTAGGTGCTGAAGGCATTTCTACAGCTCGGTTGTTAAGTGGATTAGACGCACCTGCATTCCATGTAAATGTTTTACCGTTTCTAATTGTTGCAGTAAATATCTCTCCAAAGTTATCTAGGTGCCAGTTACCTGGGTCCAAAATTACAGAAGATGTTGTAGTTTGATTACCCCATCCTATAAAAGCAGATACTTCTGTAACAAGCGTACCTGATGAATGTGCTGATATGCTCGTGCCTAATGCACCTCTTGTTATACCTGTAAGATCATTTGATGATACACCAGTATAAGTAATCAATTCAGCTGACGATGAACCCAAAGCACCAACTAAAATAATACCTCCACTAGGATTAAAACCTGATGAACTTGTAAGAGTTATGCTTGTACCAACACCTCCAGTACCAGCTGTATTGTTTTGTAGAAGTCCATTTAATGTTGTGCTTGGTTGATTACCAATTGATCCACCCCATTGTCCTGTGCCCCAACCATATCCTGCAGTCTGTGCGATTGGACCAACATCAATATATGGAGTTACATCTGCCGATCCTGCTGATGTCATTCCGGTGCCTGTCTCAGTCACGGGCATTGTTATTGTAAAACTGTTTGCAGTAGCCGTTACTACTTCAAATGTATTGTCTGTAAAATTAGCAGTTGTAAAACTTGTAGCTCCTCCTCCAGGAAGAGTTACACCTGTAAAAATAAAATATTCTCCTGCTACTAATCCATGAGCAGTTTTATTTACTGTAACTGTATTAGAATTATTTGTTGATGTAAATGTTACTGAGCTTACTTGTGTGCCAAGTGGTGTGATATCATAAAACGCACCGCCATAATATATTAATAATAATTTTGATGTACCAATACCAGCATACTTTCTTCCATCTAAATCTGTAAATGTATGAATAGCTCTTGCGGGTCCTGATATTGTATGACTTCCTATTGCAGTAAAACCACCAATCTTCTCAGGTTGTCCATATCTAAATCTTGTAAAGTCTCCGTCAATCCACTTACCCTCAGCTCCAGATGGTGTATCGGTTTTGTCGAAGCCCGGTATAATTTGTACATTTGTTAAAGGCATATCGTATTTTACTATATATTAGATCAGCTTCCAAGTCGTAGGTGAAGGCATGTTATGTTCAGAAACAACACCCTCTTTCATAGTAATTAATACATCTCCAGATATTGATATTCGAGGCTCATTGGTTTTATTAAAGCCTGTCTCATGCCAAGTGGAGCTAGGAAAAATAACAATGTTTCCGGTTTCCGCTGGGTATTCTGCCTTAGCAAAATTCTGTTCATCCCATTTTGTAAAGTATGGGTCACGTCTAGGAACATTCAGGCCACTTCTCATGCCCTCATCATCTATAAAAAATAAATTACCTTGGTTCTTAGCCTTAACATAATATACAAAACTAAAATGTGAACTCATATGTCTGTGGTAATGTATATACTGTTCTTTTGTGGAATATGTTGCCCAACTCTTTGTGATAAATAATTGAAACATTGATAAGTCATAATGTTGAATATTTAAAAAAGCTATTATTGCTTTTTCTATCTCTGCGTATAAATCTGTAAAGTCTTTATTTAGATGTAGATTATCATCAATAGACTGAAGAGGTTTTGGTTTTACATCTGTAGTTTGTGCATATTGTGAATTTGTTGCCACAATATCTTTTTCTAGTATTGGCAATATTTTTTTATTAATGCTCTCGTAATTTTTTATTTGAGATATGTAAATTGGACTACCAAACCATTTTAATACACTAGACATCTAATCCACCTTTAGATTCAAACCAAACATAACTGTTCAGAAGAGAAAAAAATTTATCTATTTCTTTTTGTGAATCAATAACATAGCAATCAGTTGATGTAAAACTATCTTTTATTGACATAAATCTATGGTGTCCGTCTATTAATTTAAATGATCTTGATATTACTAAAGGGCATATCATACCCTTTTCTTTAATGTCTTTTTTTAAATTTTTAATTAAATCTAAATTATATATAGATTGTTGAGGTTCAATATCAGATACTTTTATTCTTTTAATTAAGGATGGAAAAATTATTTTATTAGGAGGGATATGCAATTATCTTACTTTCAGAAATCTATAAACAATCTCTCCGTTACCACCTGCACCACCAAGTGTGTTACCTCCACCTGAAAGTTGTCCGCCACCTCCGCCTCCGCCTGATCCTCGTGTCCCAGCCGAACCGTTTGTTCTAGCGTTTACATTTCCTCCAGCTCCTCCTGCAATGTTTCCATTAAATGATGAGCCACCGTTTGATCCGTTGATTTTACAGTTATCCCCTCCACAATTACCATTGTTTTGTCCGATAACTCCGTCACCATTATCATTAAATGAACTTGTTGGACCTCCACTTAAAGTATTTATATTTTTATTTGTACCGTCACTATCTTTAAATATTCCTGTGGTTAATCCTGTAGCAACTGTTCCTGATCCTGCTGTACCAGCAACATTTGTTCTAAGTGGTCCTTGAGCTCCTCCGCCTGTTCCTCTTGAGCCACCACCACCATTTAAAGTAAATAGTGTTCCAGTAGATGATCCACTCAATGTTGTTGAAGTACCTGCAGATGCTATTGCATTCAAGTGACTACCGTTACCTGCAGATCCTCCAGAACCAACAGCATAACTCATTGTCTCTGAATCAGATATTGAAAAAACTTTATCAGATACATATGCACCCGATCCGCCACCAGCACCAGATGACTCTCCACCTGCTTTATCGTAGTCAGCTCCTCTAACAGCTCCTCCTCCTGCACCAACAGCAGATTGTATGTGTATTGCATTTGCATTAGCTGGTACAGCAAAAGATCCTGTCCCTGGAGATAATGTTACAAAAGATGTAGCAGTAAAGGCAGAAAAAACTAATTTGTACGTTCCTGATACATTAGCATAGCCTTCATCAACTTCTTTAAATGTACCACCTACATTAACATAAATTTGAGTTGCTTCGTTAAATGAAGAACCATCATGTACATAAGTTTCTGATGCCATAAAAACCTATGAATATACAAACCAAAGATCTCCATTTGCACCACCTGCAGGAGTTACATTGGTTGTGATTGTAAATTTTCTAAGAAGTTTATCTGCTGTCACAGCATTGTTTGATAATTTATTTGTTGTAATTGCATTGTCCGAAATTTTTGCTGTAACAATTTGATTATCAGATATTTTAGCTGTAATGATTGAATTGTCAGATATCTTGCCACTAGTGATTGCATTATCTGCAATTGATGCTGTAGCTATTTCACCACCCAAAGTTCCAAGATCTACATTTGATAAATTAGTTCCGTTAGAATATGCTAAGTGTAACTTACCACTTGTAGGATTAAATCCTGATCCGGTGGCCGTTTTCATTGTTAAGCTGTTACCTGCACGAGTAGTATTATCTTTTATTAAATATAATTTTTCTATTGAATCAGGAATTGTAATATTTGTGGCACCAGTAAGCGTACCTGCAAATTCTAATATCATGTTTCTTGCTTGAGATATAGAACCATCATCCATTG